ATCGCGCGCGGCCACGAGCCGGCAGAGAGCTACGGGCCGGGCGTTCATCGGGAACGCTTGGCCCTTTCTTTTGTAACCATGAAACGGAGATGACCCGTATGGCAACCCGCAAGCAGATGATCCCCGACCTCAACCCTGACGTCGGCCAACCCGCGACCCTGACGGCGCAGAACACGCCGCAGCCGGCCAAGACGCATATCGCCGGCAGCGACCTTGTGCCTGACCTTGATGCACACAAGGCGCAGACCGGCGTGGCGCGCAGCTACAAGTATTGGGTCGGAGTCACCCCGTCCTGCCCGCGCGAGAGCGTGACGCTCGCGGGCATCAACTTTTCCAAGGTCAACGAGCGGCTCGTGCAAGACCCGATGCGCACCGGCAACAAGCGCCGCGTCCCTGTGATCGGCGGCATTGTCGACATCGACGAGCGGCGCGTGCAGAAGATGCGCGACAAGCTGAAGCGCACGGTCATTCGATTCCTAGACGACGGCGGGCAGACCGAGGAGCCGGGCACCGGGCAGAACGTCGGTGACAACCACGTGCGCCCGCGTCGCGGCCAGATCATCACGATCCCGACCGCGGAAGAGATCAATCAGCGCCGTCAACGCGGCAAGCCGACCAACGAATACCGACCGCACCCCAACGACGTGCCCGCCGCGCGCTACATGTTCGCCCAGATCTGCGATGACCAAGACAAGGGCAGCCGTGGCGAATACTACCCTGACACCCTCGAGACGACCGGCCTGAGCTGGCCCGACGAGCTGTAGACATAGACCGGAGCAACCATGAGCGGCACGCCTACCGAGGCAGAGATCCAGACCCAATGGCGTAACGCCATCGACATCCTCGAGACCTTTCGCGCGCATGTCGACGGCACGCACGCCGGCAGCGGCGGTCTCTGGGACACCTTGCTACAGAGCCTCGAGGGCGAATACACGCCGACCGAGCTCGCCAACTGGGCTGCTCAGTTCCGCGCCGGTTGCTCCGATCTGCTGTCTGGCTCGATCGGATCGCAGGCCATCACGCCGATCCTGTTCGAGTATGCCAACGTCATCGACGGAGCCGCTACCGCCACGCAGGGCTTCGGCAGTGGCTTCCGCACCGCGCCGCAGATATTCCGCGCGCTCTACGACTGGTTCGTGGATACCAGCCTGACGGTGCAGAGCCGCGACATCACGTTCGACACCTCGGCGACGGCGGGCGGCTCCAACATCGGCAACGGCGCGTGCGGCCGGCTGACCGTCGATGAGAACGCCTTTGCGCTCGAGGCAGTCCACGTCGAGAAGAAGCTGCTCAAGTGCATCGCCGACCAGAACACAGGCGTGCAGGAGCAGGCCGAGGTGTTCGAGGTGCTCGGCCAGCCCAGCAGCTTCGACGCGATCTTGCGCAGCAGCTTCGGCAGCGGCGCAGATGCCAACTCTACGATGGTCAGCAAGCACGCCGGCCAGGGCAGCGGCGGCAGCCTGCTGACGAATAGCAGCTTCTCGGAGTTCGACAACACGGCCACGCCCAAGTTCACCGGATGGACCGAGACGAGCGGCAGCGCCAACATCGACCAGGACACGTCGACGATCTACCGCAGCCACCCCGGAGCTCAGACCGATGCCAGCCTCAAGCTCACGGGCAGCGCGCTGATCAAGCAAACGCTGCCCAACATGCGTATCCGGCGGCTGGACGTAGACACCCCATACCAGTTCCGCGTGATGGTCAACAAGGCGGCGGGATCAGGCAGCGGCGGCAACATCGTCATCCGCATGGGCAGCACGTCTAAGACGGTGGCGCTCACCGCGCTCACCTCGACGTGGAACGAGGTGGTGCTCGACTTCGACGAGAACCTCTGGGCACGCAGCTTCAACGAAGACCCCTTCGACATCGAGATCGAATGGGAGAGTGCCAGCAGCGGCTACGTGCTCATTGATGACGCGATCTTTGCCCCGCTGGATCAGGTCGACGGAACCTACTGGTGGCTGCGCGGCAACAACACGTCGCACACGCCATGGCTCATCGACGACATCCTGAGCTTCCAGGACACCGGCGGCGCGCCGGCGACCGGCAAGATCCAATACTGGCTCTGGGTATCCGGCTTTGGCTACTTGCCGAGCACCACGGGCGTGCCGACGTTTACTGACCCGACCTAATCATGGCAGCCAACGACGACCTCTGGGCCTACGTCGAGAGCGTTTACGACGCCGACGGACTGGTGACGTTGACCAACATTCGCGACCGCACCGCCACGGCCGTCGACGATGCCGTCGGCCTCGCCGCGGCGCAGTCTGTGATCTACCTGTGGCCGGCCTACGCGCAAGTCGCATTCGATCCGACGGACGGGCTGCACCTCGAGGTCGGCGCGGTCGGTGTGATCAGCGTGCTGTGGCGACGAGGCGGCGCGAGCTCGGCGATCGAGGAGGTCAAGTGGGATCAGGTCTGGGGGCCGGATGGCATGATCCAGAAAGTGCGCCGCACCGACCCTCGAGGACGAGCTAAACCGAAAAGCAACAGCGGCACGATCACCAGCACCGAGAGCGGCACGCAGTATGGCTGGAGTGATCTGCGCAGCCTGCCGGCCGGCTACATGCCCAGCGGGACGGATACCCGGCAGGACTAGGCCATGGCTCGCGTCACCTACGAGCCCGGCGCGAAGGTCAAACGACTGCAGGCCAACCTCGCCGACCCGTCAAAGGCGCTCAAGCAGATCGGCGTGATGATGGTCGCCGAGTCTCAGGCTGCGTTCAAGGCGCAACGATTCGGCAGCACTCAGTGGCGTCAGCGTAACAACCCAAACGTCTTCGGCATCATCAGCGACTTCACGCAGGGACGTCGCAAGCCGCCGGCTCGCCGGTTCGAGAGCCGGCCAGCCCTAAGCGACACAGGCCGCCTCGCCAAAAGCATCGCGTTTCAGGTGAAGGGCAAGATCGTCGAGGTCGGCACGAACGTCGAGTATGCGTCGCTGCACAACTTCGGCGGCGTCAGCAAGAGCGAGAAGATCACCAGCACCGTGCAGAAGAGCTTGTGGTCTTGGCTCAAGAAGCAGGACGAGAGCCTCAAGGAGCGGCTCGGCTGGTTACTCAATGACGACATGGTCAATGAGCAACTAGAGCAGCGCGTTCCCAAGCGGCAGTTCGTCGGAATCACGATGGAGACTCGCAAGCAGATCCGCGCGACGATCGGCATGGAGATCATGGAGGTCGGCAAGTAATGGCGAGCGGCAATGTTTCCCGAGTGCTTCGAGCTCCTGGCCGGCTGGTCGTCAACCCGACGGGTCTGGGCGTGACCTTCCCCTACGGCGGCACCGAGGTGGGCAAGACTCGGCTCGTAGTGCTCACGTCTTTCAACACTAGCATCCGCATCGAATGCGAGGGACTAGGCAACGAGGCCAGCGACGTGCTGGAGCGGACCAGCCGCTATGTCTTCTCGTGCTTTATCCGGGCGTGGGATGACGACGCCATCGAACAGTTCTTCGCGAGCAACTTCGTCCAGGGCAGCACGAGCGGTCACTCCTTGCTGCGCGAGCCGGGCAACCGCGTCGCCGGCGCGTCGGCGCTCGAGCGTGCGGTCAAACTGCTCTACGTTCCAGACGACCCGATCAGCAACCCCGCGGTCATGATCTACCGCGGCGTGCCAGACTGGTCGGAGAACGCCGAGCTGGCCTTTCAACGGCAAGAGGAGCTGGGGCTGCCGTTGGCGGTCGAATGCGTCCGAGGCAGCAGTGGCGACATCCTCGAGGTCGGCCGCCTCGCCGACATCACGATCGCATAGAATCCGCTCATGTTCTGGAACAAGCGCAAGCCCGACCTGACCAACGAGGCATACGAGCGGTGGCTGCGCGCGCAGCGGCCACCCTTCGATTGGTTCCTAGCGTTGTCTCAGGTCGAGCAGGAGCAGCTCGCCATCCTCGGCGACGCGCAGATGCAGGATCTGGCCGTGGCTTTGGGCTATGCCATCCGCGACCCCGAGGCCGCCGACGCCGGCATGTCGGCGATGAATGGCGACACCGGAGCCGAGGCGACCCTAGCGACCAAGCTCGCGCAGGGATTCGCCGAAAAGCTGATGAGCATGCAGCAGCACGCACAAGCGCCGCAGCAGACGTCTGCGCGCACCATGAGCGGATTCGGCGACCGACAGCGGCAGGAGGAGAATCGGCCCGCAGAGGCGAGCCTGTGGGGCGTGGAGGCGTCCGAGGCATGAACCCGTGGCAGATGGCGCAGCAGCTCAAGCACGAGCTCGCGACAGTGACGTGGCCGGGAACCTCGGCGACCGTCTTCGGCACCCGTAGCGTCTTCGTCTACGCCGGCGCGCCGCCGAGCGATGAGGAGCACCCGCCAGCCTTCCCGTTCTGTCTGGTAACGATCGGCACGGGCACGCCGGACGAGGACCACCCCGAGCTCATCACGCAATCCTTCAACGTCGTAACGGCGGTGGAGGTCGCCGGCGATCCGCTGGGCGAGCAGGCAGTGATTGGCAGCGCGCGTGCATCGACGGGCCGCAGCAGCGGCGCGGGCATCGCTCAGGTCGCCGAGCGCGTCCGGTTCGCCATCCAGAACCTGACGACCTACGACGGCGCGAGCATCATCGTCAGCGGCAGCGGCATCGGTAGTCCGAGCACGCTCGGCCGCGGCCGGCAGGTAGTCTTTGACGAATACACTGTCGAGGCGCTCTGCACGTCGCAGCCCAACTACGCGGCACCGCAGCAGCTCACGGCGAGCGGCGAGACCTTCAGCTGGGAGGCTGCGCTGTCGGCCAACCGCTACGACCTGACCCGCTACACGCTGGCCTACCGCAACGGCGACGTGCCCGGCAAGACGATCGCCGACATGGACGCGACGGTCTACCAAGGCACGGATCTCGAGACAGTTCACCTCGCCGCGTCTGGTCGCGTCTACCACATCTTCGCGGAATACAACTCGACCGGACTGACGGGCCTGCAGGACTACAGCACGGCCGAGCTGGGGAGCTATCTGCGGCTGTGACCCTACGCGACGACATGGTGTTCCAGGTGGATCTGGGACCGAGGCAGAAGCCGAGCGCCCGCACTCGAGCGCGCGAGGATCGCGAGCTTGCGCGTCAGCAGCGCCGCGGCGGCATGTTGGATCGGCTGCGCCGAGCTCATCGCATCAATCGGCGACGCAAAGCCATGCAGCGCATCCGGGCAGAACGCCGGCGTGGCGCAGTCTCCAGAATGGGACGCCGAGGCATGGGCACCGCAATCCGATCGGCCGGTGCGGGCATCGCCCGGCGCGTCGGTGGCGCGCTGGTGAAAAACCCGATCGGCGCAATCGTCGCCCTGCTCGTTGTCGGCGGCGTGGTCGCACTGCGTCTGGGCACTGGCAAGAGCTTCGAGCAGATGGGCAGCGAGCTCAACCACATGTTCTTGGGGGACATGGACGACGATGCGCGCGCTCGCATGACGGTCCGGCATCGCTTCCAGGGCGATCAAATGCTGACCCGCATCCGCAGTCAAAGCGGCGCGACGAACGCCCAGATGAACCGCATCGCCGACGACTTGTTCAATTACGAGCGACAACTCGAGCGCGGCAAGTCACTCATCGAAAGAGAGTTCGGCGTCAATGGGACGTGGGACATGCTGATCTTGCGGTTCGCC